TTGCCAACAAGTTCCTCATACATGAGAGCATATGCTGTACCTTGCTCAAAGTAGTTTTCAATCCATGCTTCTTTCTTCTGTCTCAGCGAAGTCTTGAAGTCGATGATAGAAGGAACACCTGCAAACTCTGCAATGCAATCTGTTCTTCCTGCAACACCAAGCTTTTCGCTGTACAGAGGACTCTCAATATAGTGTATATTGTTGATCAAGTCAAGTGTTTCTTGAATGTCACGAAAAGATTGTTTCATATCTGGCATGATGCCATCGAGGAAGTGTTCCTCGTTTCGGAGATAACTCTCAAGCATGTTATGGAATTTTGTGCCGCGCGTGGATGCGCGATGCATTACCTTATCGGCTTCCTCATGTCCAACTTTATTGCGCCATTCGATGAGCGACTTCTTCTTAAAATGTCCAAGAACAGTTGTAACCGAGGGCAATTTTTTGCCGCTCGGTGTAACATAAAATCTTTCGCCTGTGCTTTCGTCTGTAGGCAATTGCTTTAATTCAGGCAATCCCTCAACGAATTTAAACTTCTTCATTCCTCACTACCATTACCACCATCGCCACCAGAAGAACTAGGCGATTTTCTGGCCAGAACTTTCTTCTTTGGACTTCCGAAATCATCATGTGCTGCATAGTCAACAGTCTTCATAGGCTTTTTGCCTACTGCTTCTAGAATTTGTTTTAGTGTTCTCATGTCTCGTTCCATTTCTTGAGTATCCAGGATGAACTATTCTTCTTGTTTTCGCCACCAACACCAAAGACAAACTCAACATCATCTATACCACAATTCATTTCTGGAATGTTCTCTTTAGTTCTGTCGCCTCCGTTCGCAAAGATAATCGTGTGATCTGGATTCTCTTCTCTGATTTTGCGAATAGCATCAATCGCTGAGTTGTCCGAATCATCAAACGCAAAACATTCATCTACACTCCTTAAATTTGATAGAATTATGTGACGTTCAATCCAGGGCATGAACGGTTTACCTTTTTTATGTGTAAGCCATTCGTCGCTGTTCAAACCAACAAACAGATAATCACCAAGTTTCTTCGCTGCATTGATATATTCAATGTGTCCTGAATGTATCGGATCAAATCCGCCAGTGATAAGAACTAGTTTTGGCATTTAGACCTCTCGTATTCTTTTTTCTTTGCTTCGTAATATGCCCAAGTTCCATACATACCAACTGGCTTGCGATCTTCTTTTGCAAGACATTCTTTGATGTATTTCATGCAGTCTTCACTGTAGTCACTCATACTTTACTCCGTAGTAAATCTTGCTGGGGCTTTTTTCTTTGAAGGTCTAAGTTCTGTCTGAAAGGGAGATTCTGGATTATTATACTTCAATCTTCCGCCAACTTTTTCCGATTTATCTTTTCCTGGAAATCCTGTTTCGTTAGTGCCTATTAGTCTAGCAGTTTTGCCGTTGTGATGCAAGACAGAATCTTGATTAAAATGCTGTCCTAGTCTACGACCAAATGCTACAAGTTCTGCACCAGACTCGCGACCAGCTTCCTTTGCGTGAATGACATGAGAGCTTTCTTTATTGCCCTCATATTGTCCTTCGGCTTTTCTTACACCAAATCCAGCTTTACGAGCCATAGAAACAAGTTCTTTGTTTCTTGCTAAGATTTGTTTCTTTGTTAGACCAGGTCTTTCGGTAGACACTGCTATAAAATGTCTGCCTTCTTTTTCCAGTTTGTTCATACGAGAAAGAGGATTACCTTCTTCAATCGTTCCATACTTTCGCATACGCTGAAGGTCGGTCATTCTATCTGTAGATGAGAAGCTTCCGCCGAATGGATCGTCATTGCCCAATCTCTTATCTCTAGCTTCACGCTCTTTTGGCGTTAACATTCTTGTGCTATCCATACCGCCCATCTCGGCGCGAGTGTGAAACTTCTTCTCTTTTGGATCATAAAAGCCAGCTTCGCCCTCAGCAGGTTTGCCTGGCTCTGTCATGTGTCTTTCACGAATTTCAGCATGATCTTCGCCGCGACGACCTCTCAGTATTTTTCCTGATGGATGTCGAATAGCAGGCTGAACTCTTTCACGAAATGATACTTCTTCTGCTAGATATTCTAAAAACGTTTTCATTGTTTTCTTCCTAAAAGGGTACGCATTGTTGTGACATGTTCTCTGTCTTTTGCCTTCTCTACTTCAGGCAATTCATTATACGGAACATGTTGTGCAGCATTATAATCAGCTTTGGGATTACGTTTCATCCATTCATTATGTACATGCTCAGAGGCGGCTTCCGTATCATTTCTATGTTTACGAATTGCCATGAGAGCAGCTTTTCCTGCTGCTAGATTTTCTTTTTGCCAGTGCGGATGAAGTTCATCAAAAGGCACATTGATATTTTCTTCTTTTCCAGTAACTGGATTTTTTTTCGGTCTTTTTGCTCCTACACCTTCGCGCTTTTCAAATCCTTTACGCCAATCTTCATGCGCTTTAGAAGCAAATTGACGGACAACTTCTTGTCCTCTACCTTCTATCAAAAATTCTTCTCTGATAAATCTCTCTAAGTTTTCTTTCATAGTCCCATTGCGTCCTTTTGAATGATGTATGATTTGACGAGGCCAGAACGAACGATATCTTCTTTCTGAAACTCAACATGTTCAAAAGTATTTATTCTTTTTGTGATAGCCATCAACTGTGTGATGCCTTCTTTTTCGTGTGGCTTTGTCAAGTCTGTCTGTCTAAAGTCGCCGCAAACAATCAGACGGCTTTCATCGCCCATTCTTGTCATTACTGTATCTGCTTCTTGAAAGGACAAGTTCTGACTTTCATCAAGGATCACGATTGCATTGTTGAATGTGATGCCACGCAAGAATGATGTTGTCGTGAACTGCACAAGACCTTTCATCTTGAGAATATCATAACCATCACCACGACCAAATAGATTGTCACAAATTTCGCGGTACGGCTCTTCATACACAGCGGCTTTTTCTTTCATAGAGCCTGGAAGAAATCCCATGTCTCTGGAAGGAACAACTGAACGAACAATGATTATTTTATTATATACTGAAGTGCCTGTCAAGATTTCATTTAGAGCAAGATAAAGAGCGCAGAATGTTTTGCCTGTTCCAGCAAAACCGTGTAGCATAAGATGATATCCGTGTCTGTATGCGTTGAATGTTTTCTCCTGATTTGGTGTGAGAGGCTTGATGTGTCTCAACTCAAAGTGAGCAGCCTGCTTTTGCGCTTCTGGAATTGGTTTCTTGTTCTTAGGTTTCTTGGACATTTTAACTCCTTTAAAAGCAGAAGAGAGCGAATCACCTGCGTGACCGCTCTCTTCTAAAAATCGTAAATTCTTTTTTATGTTAAATCTCTCTCGGAATGTGCCATCGTTTCTCAATGGCCTTTTTGCTTGCTCCTGGTACAGCTTCTTTGATGCGTCCCAGAACATGCTTTTGAAAATCTGCTGGTGGCTTAGTGATGCCGATACCGACAGGATCAACGAGATTCATACGGAAGGTTTGATTGATCTTGGGATTTTCCTCAAGATACTTTTTGAGTTCTTCATACGACATTTGAAGTTCAAACTCTTCGCCTGTCTCTGCGTTTTCAAATGAATAATTTGGCATATCTGTATTTAGTATCTCCTATAATTGTGTAATCCACTCTGGTGCATCACGCTTCGTCCACTTGTGCATACGAGCCTTGGCCACACGATAATAGTTGCGATATGATGCGACACTATCATTTGGCACTTTGTATTCGTCAGGCATTGCTGGCGTTACAGGCGTCAGCGGAAAAACACGAATGTTGTAAGGCGCCCGCATTAGCCATTCACTCATGCTATCACACTTATGAGTTTTGCCATAGCGATGTGTGTATTCGGCCAGCAAACCTAAGAAGTGGCAATAGAGCCAGTTGTAGTTGTTATTCGATGCGCGACACCACACGGCTGACGGATGATTGATATGTGTTGCAGAGTATAGATGTTGCTCACGCTCATCAGGCAAACGCCATCGCTTGACATTACGACCAGTCTTGGTTTTGTCAATGTATTGTTCGCCATCTAGAATGCGATGAGCGGTGGACAAAAGCTGTGCGCTTTCTAAAACCATTTTCACGATATGTTTATCCACCATCCACATTGCAGACTGGATTGGATCTTTATCGATTGCGAATATGTTCACTTTGTATCCTTCAACGGCAGTGTTATAACAGTATATTTGCCTTTAGTTTCCATGTCAAGCCATGCATTCAACATAGCTAAAAGATAAGCTTGAGCCTGCCACTTCGGAATACCGACGGCATCATATACTTCATCTGGAATCTGTTCGGGTCTAAACATCACTTCTCATCTCCAAGGGCCGCGTCGATTGCATTTCGGATGTTCCAAGCAGCCGACGATTGCGGCGGATTGCTGAGAAGCTGTGCTGTGTTCCAACGTTCTTTGTCTGCAAACTCTCGCAGTTCTTTTAGCACCGTTCGCAGCCGATCTGCTTCACGCACCGCATCCGCTTTTCCATCTCTGTAACCTTGATCATAGGCATGAACGTCAAAGTCTCTGTCGGTCATTATCAGTCCTCAATAGCATCAAGCCGAAACAGTTCGCCTGGTTCTACATTCAAAGTCCTGTCCATATCTTTACGACCATCGGGCGTCCAAGATCGGACACGGATCTTTGTCACTCCAGGCGGAACTTTCCATGTGGCAGTGTTGCGACCATTCATATTGGACGCATTAGCTAATGTAGCAAAAAACGGCAGGGCTGTCAACCCCGCCAAGAGCCATCGCTTATTCATTTGACTTTACCTTTTTGTAAATTTCTATGCCAATACCGATTGCAAGGATAGCAAAGGCGCCACTATACAAACCTATCCATTGAGGCTGAGCGCCGAGTTGTGATGCATATATCATAGTATATATGACCAATAGGAAGAAACCACGGTCTAGCCAGTAGTTCATCACTTCTTTCTTTCAATCTTTACACCACGGAAAAACAAACCGAGAAACGCAACGGCAAGCCAGTTCCAGAAAGTATATTCTATCGTCTTGATATCGCCGAACAATTCGTTCCAACTCCAGATAGCTAGAAGCGGACCGATTGTGATGACAATCAAGGCAAGCCCAAGAATGCCAATAACGACTAACATCTTATCAGTGGAATCCATTTTATATCTCACTTGAGAAAGTTGGCAACGTCGATACCGTCCATGCTGTCCCAATCGGGATCAACAGAGTAGGTACCACCAGCATACTCACCAGCATTCTTCATGCCGATTTCGGCCAGCAGACGGTCAGCCTCGGCATCAGCACGATCCTTGAGAACCTGCCGAGCAGCCTTCTGAACAGGCGCCGAAGAGGTCTGCTTGGACTGGCGCACCTTGACAGGCTTAGATGCCTTCGGCTTTGCCGCAGCCTTGACCTTCTTCTGCTTGGGAGCAGCGGTACCGTTGCGCTGGGCAGGCGGTACCCACTTGAAATCGCGGGTAGCGGAATCGCCGTCAGAAATGAACTTATACTCGACCACAGTCTTACCAGACTTGATGGTATCAATCTCATAGCCGTGAAGCTTGAGATAGCAGACATACTTGGCAGCATACTTGCCTTTACCAACGTGGGCTTCAATCTCAGCAGGAGTGGCTGAACCCTTAGCCTTGAGAAATTCAAGAGCAACAAAATGAGCGGCAATCTTAGACATGTGTGTTTTCCTGTGTTTGTTTAGTTAACGATGGAATGATAGCAAATCTGGCAATAACTGTCAAGCGACATAAAGTTGCATTTCATCCATGCGGTGCAACTCATCCAATATTGCCGAAACGGTTGATATGTCGGCATCTGGCTCATACATGTGAACGTAGGCATGAATGCCATATAAATCAGTAAAGCCCCTCTCCAGAGCCGACCAGACCAATTCTTCCACGCCGATTAGAAAGTCCTTATAAGCACTCATGCATATCTCCTGCGGGTCTTGTCAGTATTAAAGAAAGCATGGGAACCGTCCTCGAACCAGCGAATGCCAGGCTTTCCCTGCGTGATCTGCTTTTGATCGAGGTACGAATAACCGCGATAACGACCGACCGCATGGAGCGCAGCCTCGATCATGTCAATCAGACCGTTCCGACGCGCAATTTCCTCGGGCGCATCACAGTTGGGATAGTCGGCAGACAGGTAGCCGTTGGCATAATCCAACAGCGCATCAATCGAAACGGTCTTGCGATCCTTAGTCATTAGCGAAGGTTCTCCGAGGGGTTGCAGAAGTTGACTTTCTCAGCGAACATTTGAGCCAGCGACAAGGCGGTCATAAACTCGGAAACATCACCCTTACGAGCCTGAAACAACGCATCAGCCAGAAAGTCGGCAGCGATGCGGATATTGGCATTCGGGTGCTTGTACAGGATTTCGTGGATACGAGCCTTTTCGGCAAGACCGCGCTTGGTGCGCTTGGACATGGTGGTACCTTTCTTTCTCACTCTCATATACAATATATGGGGATGGCAAGTCGGAATTTCAAGTGTCCGACCCATGTTTTTTTGCATAGCGGTATGTGCTGGACGCATAGGCTAAGTGCTTGATATTGCTAGGGTGGCTAAGTGCTTGATTTTATTGGGAACGTGGAGGACGCGGTAGGAAGCGGCTGGAACGGGTAGGCTCAGGCAGCGATATATCGCACCACCCGTTCCTGAGCCGTCTGGAGGAGAGCATCCTTGTCAATATTGGCTATATCAACCCGTTCGCAGTTGCGCTGCCAAACCCAGACCACGTCCTGATAGACATCGACAACCTTACCTGAACGTAAGGGCTTCTTTACCTTAACGTCAGAGGTGGCGATAGCCAGCTTGTATTCGCTGGAAGCGCGATATCCCATACCGTAGGTTGCAATCATCTGCACTACAACCTTCCCGACAGTGCCCTTACCAGTTTTACCGCGTACAACCTTTGCGACAGCACCCTTCTCAATATGCCGAGCCGCAGCTTCGGCTTTATCCAGCAGGTTTTGATACTCACAGTTGATCAAGTATTGCTTGTACTTTTCGCGGATTTCGTCGGTCGCATCCACCGTGATTTCAACGGGGCGCCAGCCCTCGGGATTCATGTCGTATACATTGACTAGGATGTGCTTGGGAGAGCTGGTAGCCTCATCCCAGACGATTGCCCAGTCTGCGGAACCCCATACGTCGGACATGATACGATAGTTGGTATCGTGCTTCTTTTCAAGCACATAGCCAGCCCAGTTCGACTGGGTATCGGCAAAGCCGTCGTGCATCTTGGTCCAAGCGATAGCCATTTGTAAAGTCTCCTTGTTAACTGATAGACTAGATATGGGTACGACCAGTCAAAATTTCAAGCTTTACAAACGCATAGCAGGTATGCGATGGACACATACCTGCTTACGCTACGTCATCAGTAACTGGTCTTGTTACCGTAAAAATCGTCTATCTCGTCGGCTTCATCCTGGTGCTGGACATATGCTTTTGTCCAGTTTCGGATCGGGCGTCTTTTAGACCCCTTTCGCATATCCACATAATCTTCATCATCAACATTCTCTTGAGTGCCATAGTGATTCTTTTTATACTTCATGTCAATAAGCCTTTACTAAACGTAGTCCTTTCTTGTTAAACTTCTCAGTCCAATTCATAAAAGTTTCGCCATGACTCGTTACACCTTCAGTCATAAACTGATAGTGATGAACAAGTTCATGTGCGAGAACTTCAATGAAAAACTTTTTGGATTTGTAACGCTTGTTCATACAGAGTTTTGAATATCTGTAGAGAGGATCTTTTGTATCCGTTACCGATTCATAATATGCATATGCGCCTCTTCTCCAACGAATATCAATTTCGTCTATAGGAGATAGCTTGTTGTCAAACACTTCGCGGTTAATGACCTTAAACCACTTCATGCAATCTTCCGCGTTTGTATGGTATACATCTTCGTCATGAGATTCCATAATCTTGACTAGTTGTGATCTTGTTCTTCTTTTTGACATATGTGTATCCTAAGATAGGTTCACATAATCTAGGTCGACCAATATACATTTTCAAGATCAGTCCAGAATGTTAGGAAAAGCCTCTGATACGATTTTCTCGTCTAGGCCTTTAATTTTAAGGTTCTTGAGAATCATGTTCATAAACACAACAGATTCTTTTCCTTCTAAGGCTTCTAACATCTGAATCAAAATCTGCTCTCGTCTTTCCTGAGTTAGATTTTCAGGACAACGAGGATGACCTTTGACTAACAAATACAAACGATCCAATTCTTGAATGATCGTTGAGTATCCCATTCCAGGCGGCACTTGCTCTGGCTTGTAATACGGAACCTTATCAACCATAAATTCAACACGAGGATGAAAAGCTGCCTGAAGAACGGTTCGTAGAGCAAAGTTGTCGTTCTTCTGTA